AATTAAATCGTAGTGCGTTCCCGAGTGCTGTTCGTAACACGCTCAATTCGTTGGCGTTTGATGTTAAGCAGCGTACAATGTTAAAAATGACTGAAAAAACATTTACTATTCGTCAAAGAAATTTTTTTAAAGCAAATTCAAGGGTCGAAACCGCCAAAGGATTTCACGTTGGTTCGATGGAGTCTCAGGTTGGTTTCGTTTCCTTGAAGGGTAATAATTTTGCTGTTGACGACTTGGAGCAACAGGAACAGGGTGGGAAAATTGACGGACGTTCATTTATTGCACTTGCACCAGCTAGGGTGTCAAATTCATTGAGTAGAAATGTTTCCAAACGAAATCGTATTTCTGGAATAAAAAATATAGTTAAAACGGATGATGCAAAAACAAATAGTGATGCGCAAGGTTTTGTTAAGTCTGTAATTTTCGCTGGAGTTGGTGGTCATGTTTTACATAAAAATATTTTATTTCGAATTGACAGCATAAATGGGAGACGTTTTAAATTAAAAGCATTATATTCGTTCCAAAAATCGAGAAGTGTTACAGTTAAGAAAACAAAATTCATGGAGCGTTCCGCAGAAATAACGACACGCAAAAATTTTGAGTTCTATAAAAAAAGTGCTGAATTTCAATTTGAAAAATCATTAAGAAAATGAGTTGGGTAAGTAAGATTCAAACAAATATACAGATTACGACTGGTGATGGTCGTACATATAGCCCGTTGTATTTTATCAATAAAAAAACAATTGATTACAATGTAGCTGAATTTAATTTTCCCGAAGTCGAAGGAACACTAGTTAAACGTGGCACTCCAAAAGGTGCGAGACATTCGATTGATATTATTTTTCAAGGTGAAAACCATTTGGATGAATCGTTAAGTTTTGAAAATTCATGCAAGGACAAACGACCTTGGACATTGTTTCATCCGTTTTTTGGTAAATTATTGGTACAGCCTTCATCCTTGGTTTTTGACCCAACCGCATACAGCCAAACGCTTATCAGTTGTGAGCTAACAGAAACCATTACGGATGAATACCCAAGAATCTCTGTTGATCCAACGGACAAAATATTTTTCGATTCTCAGAACACAACGGCTGTTTTCAATGAAACCTTGGCAAACGTGCCATTTGAGAACGATGATGTTTCTACATTGAACGATTCAACGAATGATTTGTTTTCGCTTGGTTCTCAGGCGGTAAAATCAGGCAATCAATCGAATGAGTATCTGAGTTTATATAACACGGCAACTAGCTCCGTATTTAGTGTTTTTTCTGATGCTTCATTTATGGCTACATCGATTTCAGATTTTATCGATTATCCGTTTCAGTTTGAAGATACGATTCAGAATCGATTGAATTTATTGTTGTCTCAGTTTAATGCGCTTGGACAAAAATTGTCCAATTTGGTAACTCCAAATGATAAGAAAATTTACGAGTTCTACGCTGGTTCATTGGTCAACTCGATTATTAAGACGAGTATAAACCCGTTAGTTACTGATTATTTGAACGCTCCAGCAGTTTATTCTGTGATTGATAGCGTTTTATCGGTTTATAATTCGTACATTGAAAACCTCGATTCAATACAAACAGAAAATAATGGAACAGTCGATAGTTACATTCCATCGTTTGAGCCCTTACAGAATTTGAGCGGACTTGTTAATTTTGCGGTGTCGAATTTATTCACTATTGCATTCGGAGCCCGTCAGGAACGTACATTGTTTTTGGAGAATGATTCAAATATAATTATTTTAGCACATCGTTTTTATGGATTGAATGTGAATGATTCTACAATTGATGATTTTATCAATACAAATGGAATCGGAGTAAATGAGTACTACGAAATTTTAAAAGGTCGAAAAATAATTTATTATGTTTAGTCTAAAAATTAACGATCGTTTCAGGAATAGAAAAATAGATTTTTTCAATGAATTTACATTGGAATTGCGCCACGATTCGATTTCGTCAGGTTTTGGATTTTCGTTTTATTTTGACCCGAATAATTACGAACACAAAGAACTCGCGTGTGTAACGCATTTTCACGAGGTCCAAGTGTTGTATAATGATGAATTATTGGTTACGGGTGTAATTACATCGCAAAAATTCAGGCACACACCTACAAAATCATTGTGCGTTATTACTGGTTATACGAAAACAGGAGTTTTGGAAGATTGCCAAATACCTCCACAATTATATCCGTTGCAATCAAATCGTTTGTCATTGAGAGAAATAACGGAAAAATTACTGAAACCATTTAAATTAGATTTGGTAATTGATTCGTCTGTCTCGAGTGCAGCAAACAAAATAATTGATATTTCGACCGCCAACGAAACCCAAACGATTAAAGATTATTTGGTAGAGCTTGCAAAACAACGTGATATTTTAGTTTCCCACAACGAAAAAGGTCAATTATTATTCACCTCTCTCAAAACTGATATTACTCCGTTGATTGAATTTGACAACACAAAAGGAATTCAGGTTGGCACATCGTTTGAGTTAAATTACGATGGTCAAGGTATGCACTCTCACATTACGACACAAAAACAGGCATCTGTTGATGGTGGTAATGCTGGCGAACAAACGATTAGAAATCCGTATGTTTTAAGTAGTTATTACAGACCAAAGGTAACAACTCAAAGTTCGGGAGACGACAACGATACTCAATCGGCTGCAGAACGTGAACTTGCGTCTGAATTAAAAGGATTAACACTTACAATTGATACTGATAGGTGGGTAATTGATGGTAAAATTATAAGACCAAATAATATAATCACTATATTTGACCCTGAATTGTATATTTACAAGAAAACGACTTGGTTCATTGAATCGATTCGATATACAGGAAATGAAACTGAAAACATAGCGACAATTAATTGTGTGGTCCCTGAGGTTTACAATAAGAAAAAACCGACATCAATTTTCGCTGGAATAAATTTACATGCATGAATTTTGTAAAGATAATAGAAACATCGATTGATTCCATTGGTCGCAGATTACCAAAATTTTTACGTTTGGGAAAATCTGACATTCAGGAATGTTTTGAGGTGAGTTCGTTTGGTGACGACTCAAACCCAATTAAAGATATGGTAGCCGTTTACGCTCAAACATCTGAGATTGGAAAAAATGTGATCATTGGCTACATGAATAAAAATCAAATTTCAGCACCAGGGGAGAAACGTATTTACTCCACGGATGAAAGTGGAAATGTTGTGTTTTATTTTCATTTAAAAAACGATGGTACTGCGGAACTGAATGGAACGGATGATAATTTAGTAAGATTTTCAGCACTTGAAAGTGGATTTAATGAAATGAAATCAGATTTAAACGATATGATTTCTAAGTGGAATAGTTTTGTTGCTGTTTATGTTCCGGGTAGTCCAGCGGTTGTCGGTTTACCTCCGACCTTAGCTGGACAAAATGTGTTGGCATCGACTGCTGATATTTCAGGTTGTAAAATTGATGAGGTGAAAACTTCATAAAAAAATGTATATTTGTGCTATGAATGGGAGCGAGATAAAATTTTTCAGAATAGATTCAGGCGCTAGGACGCGAACTGAAATACTAGCGATTATAGCGCAAATTGATGCGTTAATTAGTTCGTTATACAGTACTGCGATTCAATCCGTTGCAAATGGAGGAACAGCAGAATACGAAATCGATACAGGTCAAACAAAACAGAAAGTGAAATATACAAGTACTGAATCGATTACCGTTGCTATTCAAGGTTATGAGAAATTGCGCACTATGATGGAGAATAAACTACAGTCTCGAATAGTTCGATTAGTTGATGAAAAAAATTTTAGAAGATGAAAATATTAGGATTAAATATATCATTTGACCGCAGTGTTGAACCTCAGTCAGTACAAAAAACCGAACCAAGAGCAGGAATGACACAAGGTCAATCGTGGGTTGTTTCGTTTGATGGAGAAAAAACACCAGGAGAAATTGGACCAATATTAAGGTATGTAATGGATTACCATGCGTTGTCTGCGAGATCATGGCAAGCGTATATTGAAAGCGATATTGCTAAAACGATTACAGACCGTTTCTCAATGTGGGTAATGGACAAAGGTTTGAGATTGCAAACGATTCCAAATTCAGAGGTTTTGAGTACAGCTGGAATAACATTAAATCGAGAGCCATTCAGTAAATTGGTAGAATCTCGTTTTTCTGTTTGGGCGAATTCGAATTTATCAACGTACAATGAGAAAACACCATTTCAAATGTTGTCGATTGATATTTTCAAGCATTGTAAAATAGGTGGCGACACATTGGTAGTTTTGCGATACATTGATAAAATGGTTAAGGTCGAAATGATTGACGGAGCTCACATTGGTTCACCTATGCTTGGAAAACCTCAATATGTTGGAAACCGTGTCGTTGATGGCGTCGAAATCGACTCGAGAGGTCGAATTGTTGGTTTTCATATCCGAAAAAGTGTGAACGAATATCGTTTCGTTGAAGCGAAATCCAAAGAAACGGGTTTAACTGTTGCGTTTTTGGTTCACGGCAGTAAATACCGAGCGAATAACGAACGTGGTTTGCCGATTATTGCTGCATCGTTGGAGACCTTGAAGAAAATTGACCGATACAAAGAGGCGGCGGTTGGTTCTGCTGAGGAGCGTCAAAAAATTGCGTTTGCTATTGAACACGACCAATTTTCAACTGGTGAAAATGTATTAGGTCAAGTACAGAGTATGTTTACGGATGATACATCTGGTCAAACATTACCAGTGAACGATGAAGGAGATGCGCTCGCTCGTACTGTCAAAGAAACTACAAACAAACAAACGTTTAATATGCCTATTGGTGCAAAATTAAAGGCACTTGAAAGTAAGAATGAAATGTTTTTCAAAGAATTTTATTCAACGAATGCCGATATTATTTGCGGAACGTTTGGAATCCCTCCAAATGTTGCATGGTCTATTTATAATGATTCGTTTTCTGCATCGAGAGCGGCCACAAAAGACTGGGAACATACAATTTCAGTTGAACGTTATTTGTTTCAGGTACAATTATTGAAACGAGTTTATCAATATTGGTTCCATATCGAAGTGTTGGAAAATAGAATTTCCGCTACTGGTTACTTGCAAGCGTTTTACACGAATGACATTATCACAGTTGAGGCATACACGACTTGCAGATTTACAGGACCAATGTTCCCACATATTGATCCATTGAAAGAAGTTAATGCAGAACGTAGAAAACTTGGTAAATTTGCCGATAATATTCCATTGACGACAGTTGAGCAGGCAACGGAAAATTTAATGAGTGGTGAATATGGTTCGAATGTTGAGCAGTTCCAAGATGAGGTGAAGATATTTACCGATTTAGGATTTGAATACAAAGAAGAGCCAAAACAACCTAGTGTTTAAAATAAAAAACCGTAACTTAATCGTTACGGTTTTTTTTATTTAATTCAGAATATATCCGTGACAAAATTAGAAATATATTGTGAAGTATTATTAAGATAATAGC